GGGAAGAGTGAAGAAATTGCTATTGAAAGGGTTTGATTTGAATACGGTAAGTAAATGTAGTGAGATTGAACCACGAATTGGTGACACCATCGAAAAACTAGATGTTTGCCGTAAACTATGGCGTGAAGCACAGATTAAAAGTATAAACCCCAGAGACACACCACTTTATTCCAGCGTAATAGCGGAATACACTGACAAGTACGTAAAGTATTACTTTGAATTGTTAGCAAAAGTGGGGGGAATGTGATGGAAACAACAAAAGATAAGTTACCAAAGAAAGAACCTTTGAGTGATGAAACCATAGCAGCATTATGGGGGGAGGAACATTCTGGTAAAACTCACATGGTGCGTGACTTTGCTAGAGCAATAGAAAAAGCACACGGTATAGGAGGTGAGGAATGAGCAGCAAAGGCTACAAAAGATTGTTGATAAGCTTTAGTGGTGGAGAAACATCAGCAATGATGACGCATTTACTTTTAAAAAATAATACTTATGATGATGTTAAGGTTGTTTTTGCCAATACAGGGCAAGAAAATGAGGAAACATTGGATTTTGTAAATCATTGTGATGTGTATTATGGATTTAATGTAGTTTGGGTTGAAACTAAAGTTTATCATGGGGAACGCAAAGGTTCAGGATGTACTGTTGTAGATTATAAGTCAGCTTCTAGGTTAGGTGAGCCGTTTGAACAAATCATTAAAAAATATGGGATACCTAATCAAAAACAACCTATATGCACCCGTGAGCTTAAGCTTGCACCAATTACTAAATATCTTCGTGCATTGGGGTGGGGTAGTAATACATACGACACTGCGATTGGTATTCGTTTTGATGAGATGGATAGGGTTAGCTCTAAATATGTAGAAAATAATATAGTCTACCCGTTGGTAGATTTAAAAATAACCAAGAAAGAAGTGCGTGAATTTTGGGAGCAGCAACCAGTTAGATTAAATTTACATGAGCATCAAGGTAATTGTAAATGGTGTTGGAAAAAATCTAAACGTAAACTATTAACTTTAGCTGTAAATAGCCCTGAAATATTTGATTTTCCGATGCGTATGGAACGTGAATATGGAAATGCAGGATTCAATTTAGACCCTGATTATCAGCGTGTGTTTTTTAGGGGTGTTAAGTCAACAAAAGATATTTTAAACGAATCTAAACTACCTTTTGAACCTTTTACTGATGATTATCGAGTAACTATGGAAAACTTTAATGAAAATTTAGACTCTGCTGGTGGTTGCTCTGAGTCATGCGAGGTTTATTGATATGAAATTACAGCCGAGTTTTGCTAGAGCAATAGAAAAAGCACATGGTATTGGAGTAGACAATGAATGAACATGTAAATATAGAAAGAGATGTACTGCTCACAAAAACAGAGCAAAAACCAGTTGCTTGGATGAATGAGTCGGGGAGCAAAGCAAGAGACTTGTTAGAAAGTTGTTTAGATGAGTTTCAGTACTATGAAGTCCCTTGTTACGAATTAGTGATTAAAATTAAAGAACTACTAGCACAACCTGAGCAAGAGCCTGTAGCTTGGAAAATAGTAGACAAGTCTACACGCGAGTTTATGTTTTCAAGGGTTAAACCCACTACTAGAACTTACAAATATGAAGATGTCACACCTCTGTACGCATCACCACCAAAACGTGAGCCTTTGAGTGATGAAACAATAGCAAAATTATGGGGGCAATAATGAATAAAGAAATAAAGTTACTAAAAAGAGTACGAGACACTCTAAGTAACTTAAAAGAATCTCACTATGATTTGTATTGGGACATACAAGCTGTGTTAGATAAACCAAACAAAGCGATAGAAATAGAGTTACTTAAAAAAGCACAAAATATATTGCACGAACTAAAGACGACTTACTATGTACATGTACTGTATTGGGATATTAAATATACATTGGAGGCTAAGCATGACTGAAGCAGAAAAAATAACTTATGAAGAACTACTGAAAGATTTACGCGAAGACAGTAAACATAGAGTTTATCATTTAGATAAGCTAGAAAGATTCATAACTGTAGTAAATATTAGAATTAACAAAGCAATACCAGAAGGTTGGGAGATACCATGAGCAAAGAAACAATACTAAAAATCAGTGAATATAATAAACACGAATATGAAGGGTTTGAAATACAAACATCTGAACAAACTATTCTAGTTGCAATTAATAATACAGCTCAGTGTTGTGAAGAGTGGGGTTATGTTTCTACTATAGATGCCACTGAAGATTTTATAGGTGCAGAATTACTAAACATTATTATTGTAGGTGAGAACCTAAGTACCCGAGAGTTTACTGTAGACGAGAAAGGTATGGCTATGTTTGTAAACTTTGAAACAAATAGAGGTACGTTTCAACTTATTATGTACAACATGAGTAACGGTTACTACGGGCATACAGCATTAGTAAAGTCAAATCAATTAACTCTTAAGGCAACATTATAATGAAAACTGTAGAACAAACACTATTGATAGGCGGTATCGAAGTAAAGAAAGAAGACGAAGAGTACGCAATGACGTGGTACGAAGCGTCAGAAACATTAACTGATGGTTGGAGGCTACCAACAAAAGAAGAGTTAAAATTACTTTACCGACTTTACCGACATATTGTTGGTTTTGATAGTAATTGGTACTGGAGTTCGTCTGAGTGTCTTCCCATCTATTCATGGAAACAAGATTTTGGTATAAGTGCCGATTACACGATTAGTAAAAATTGTGCGGCAGCCGTTCGTGCGGTACGCTTCATAAAGAATAAAGAAACACTACCAAGAGATTACTCTAAAAGGGAAAAAGATAAGTTAGACCTGATTGATGAAATGGCTGAAAAAGCTATGAATGATGCAACTATAAAAACACTGACTGATGCGTACTATGACCGCCAATATTGCTACTTCAGAAATATGAGTCATGACGAGTTAATCAGTACAGCCAAACAAATGGGTCTGTATATAGAGGAGACACTACTTTGAAAAATGTTAAAGTTTATGTAGAACAAGTACCTGAACACTACGTTTCTGATTTATCTATTACTATTACTTGTAAGAAGTCAGAAACATTCGAAGCACAAGCAATCGTAGACTACTTATCATCAATAGTTAATGTAACATATAGGAAACCACAAAATGACTAAGTTAATTGAGTACGAAATAAAGTTTAGACACTGGAACATACTAAGTAAGGTGCATGATGAAAGGTATGACTTCCTAAAAGCAAGTTCAATAGCGAAAGCAACAGAAGCTGTCCGATTTAAATACGGGGATTTGATAGATATTTTATATGTGAAGGTATTTGAAAGAAGACGGAGCAAGAAAATGGTTGAAAACAAATGTGTAGTAGCTTTCACTGAAAATACAAATCAAAGTGATGAAGCCATATCGTTAATGAGAGAGGTTATTAACTCAGTAGCTGACAAACACAACTGTGTTGTAATAAATGATAACAGAACAACTCTGGTTTTTACGAACAATAATGACGTATGGCTGGACGACATAATAGATGAAGTAGAATCGCTCTGTGAAGTAAGTACGTTTGAATTCGATTTTCAAAGTGAAGAAATGATTTATAGGAACTTACCAGAAGTTGCCGACCAAATCGGAAGTACATTACTTTTTAAGCTTCTAAATGCACTTGAAGTTAACGTAGAAACTCTTGATTTTAAAGCTATTGCGTGTAGAGATTACAGTAGATTTTATCACTAAATGGAAGTCAAACATGCTAATAAACCTAACAGGAAATTACAAACATTACACAGTAGAAGGTAGGGTAGTTTTACTATCCCACCAACTACCTGACAAAACTTACACTGGAGTAGTAACTAAAACTCATACTACTGGAGAAATTACTACTATGTTATGGTTATCAGATGGAAAATGTATGCAAAACAGTAAATACGATATAATACCAACAGTAAATTACCATCAATTAGCTAAATTAACTAATACTACTTACGATTTAATTAGAACAGCCTACACTTCAGGTAAATTAAACATACAACCAGCCTTTACTAAGTACAGGGAAGTAATATTTCACGAAAAAGACGTACTAAACATGTTAAATAGCTTCGACAAAAAAGAATTACGCACTTTAATTGTACAAGCAAGCAAAGAAAGCAGTAGAGCCAAGTACGAACGAAGAAAAATTAGTAAAAAGTTGCACGAAATGCACTATGCTAATATGCTTACTACTCTAAACAAGGGGTAAGTTATGTCAGACATAGTAATAGAAATAGAACCGTTGCCGTATCAAACATACATTAGAGGTAATGTCAATAAAACTACTAAATTCAATGCAAAAAGTTCTATGAATTATGACAATTATGTCCAAAGCATGAACTATGGTTTTAGTGACTTTAAAGAAACTTTTGAAATTACTTTTCTTAATCTGACAACTTACCCACAAATTAAGTTTGATTTGTACGGAGAAGTGACAGCAAACAAAGTAGTAAAAATAAATTTAGCTAATTTTACTGTAACTGGCGTAGTAAATTCCCCAAGTACCGCAAGTATAGCCGCAAAATGTACTTCGTTATGCACTGCATTTGAATTATTATCAGCAATACGCTACTTCATACAAGAAAACAAACAAAGTGGTGTTAATTTTGAATTCAATACTAAAACGTACAACATAGTAAGCAACTTAAACCTATTTAATCCTACTGTAACAATATCACTTAACAGTATTACAATAGTATTGCAATGTAATGTAGTAACAATACCTACAATAAACAGTGAAGGCACTAATATAACTCAGTCAAGCATATTAGTACTACATCAAACAGCAAACATAACAAGTTTAATTAATTTTTTAAAAAATGTAAGGCAACAAGTAGCTTACAGTTTTAATACTTTCCCAGATACTTCGATAAGCACAATAGTAAAACAACCAACTACATGGGACACAACTACAATGAAAACACCACAAGGATATATTCACACACTAAGTTGTTCACTGACAACTTTCTATTAAAGCGTATTGCAATACACACAATCGACCAGTATAATTAACACTCACCAATAACTTAATAACCGAGAAACAAAATGGAAAACTTTACATTTACATTCAAATTAGAAGAAATTAACTTAATCCTAGAAGCTTTAGGTAATGTAGCTTATAAAAAATCAGTAAAAGTAATTGCTGGTATCCATGAGCAAGCAGAAGCACAACAAAAGGCAAAACAAGCTGAAGAAGTACCACAAAAAGGTAGTAAATCAGTAAAAGGTGAGCTAGTTGATTAAGCTAATTATACATTATTAGCAAACTAAGGGGCTTTATTGCCCCTTTTTTTATACTTAAAATACGGGAAAATGTAATGTCAAGGAAACAAAGAAAAAAGTACATCGATAGACCTGATAAAAGAGAGCAAGAAAGTTCAAATAGACGAGTACAACAGGCTGAACAAATAATAGAACCTAAGTTTGCTAAACCAATAGTACGTTTAGTAGCTAAAACTAACGCACAACAAAAATACATTAACATTATTAACAATAACATACTGACAGTATGTTCTGGAGCAGCAGGAAGTGGTAAAACATACATAGCTGCTAGTATAGCTTTACAGTACTTAATGGCAGATAAAGTAGATAAAATAATATTAACAAGACCAGCAGTAGAAGCAGGTGAAAAACTTGGTGCATTGCCAGGTACTCTTGAGGATAAGTATTCACCATATTTAGAACCTTTAGAAGATATATTCGTATCACACATAGGTAAAGGTTTCTACAAATACCTACTAAGTAGTGGTAAAATAGTAGGAAAACCAATGGCATACTTACGTGGAGTAACATTTAACAATTCATTTGTACTTTGTGAAGAAAGTCAAAACACCACAATAAGCCAAATGATGTTATTCTTAACACGAATCGGTGAAAACAGTAAAGTAATAGTAAGTGGAGATGTAAATCAAAGTGACATTAGGCAAACATCAGGACTTAAAGATGCTTTAGAAGTGTTAAGTAATGTCCCAGACGTAGGATTTCATACTTTTACAATAGACGATTGCGTAAGAAGTACATTAACAAAAAACATACTTAAACAATACGAAAATAGGAGTTAATATGATATTAGAAGATTTTAATAAAGCGTTTGACATAATAATAGGAGTTGAAGGCGGTTTTAGTGACGACCCTAATGACAATGGCAACTGGACTGGCGGAGTAAAGAATAAAGGCACACTTAAAGGTACTAAATACGGTGTAAGTGCTGCTGCTTTTCCTAACTTAGATATACAAAACTTAACTATACACCAAGCAAAAGAAATTTATTACAAAAACTATTGGGAAAAAGCAGGATGTCAACTTATTTGTATTAAATATCCATTAAATATACTTTTATTTGATGCAGCTGTACAACATGACCCGTCAGACGCTAAAAAACTATTACAAAGAGCATTAAATATTCCAGAAGACGGTATATTTGGCAACGGTAGTAAAAATAAAATAGCACAATCAAATATAAATGACCTTTGTGCAACATATTTAACAACAAGACTTAAATATTATCAATCATTACGTTTATGGAATACTTATGGAAACGGTTGGAGTAATAGATTATTTAAAGTAGCCCTTGCTTGCTAACTTTCTTAGTGTCAACTCCTTTGAACTTATCTACTGACCTTAAACCGCCTAAACCAAGTAAACCATATAAAATACCTTCACTTGCTGTATCAGATAACATAGGAAATGGCGGCAAGTGAAATACTGAAGTTATCCAATTAAGCATACTTAGCCCAACTCCAGCATAAAATAGACTAATTACTCCTACCCACAATGCAGCAGGTCTAGCTCCAGCAACAAAGAAACTACTATGTTGAGCCTCTTCTTTATTTATCTCAAGTTGCCCAAGTACTAACTTATACTGATTATCCATTTCAGTAGCAAGTGCATTTAGTTTAATTTTTTCAATTTCAGTAGCATCTGGGTATATTTTATCAACCACAGTACTAGCTAAATTACTAACTGAACTTATCGCATCATCTATTCCAAACATATTAACCTCCGACAGAATGTAATACAACTGTAATCGAAGCATACTGATTAGTATAAGTAGCAGTATACTCACTTTTTATAACATACTTTTCACCGTTATAAGTTATTCGTTTAACTCCTTTAGTACTTTTTAAGAAATCTTCCAATACTTTTGCCTCATTAATACCATTAAAACTGTAAGGAAGATAGGAAAAAACTAAAGTAGGTTCTGTTACAAGCGAATTAATGCCGCTAGTTTTTTCAATATTATATAAGTCCCCATAAGCCTCTGTTTTAACATTGTAATTTTTAGATAAATTACTATCAAGTCTTTTCAATACAAGTTCTGGAAATTCCATACTACACTACCCTCCTTTGAGCAGTTCTTTGTTGTTTATTATTAACATTAACTTGTTTTTGGGCTTCTTGTTTAGCAATTTGTTTGACAATCTCTATACTTATTTGATTACCAAGCTCTTTTCCATCTTTACCAGTACCGTCAACATTAACAGTAATATTATTAACATTACTACTATTTACATTGTTATGCTTAGGTGACATCGGTTTTACGTTATCTTTAATATTACCAACACTACCTCCAGCAGCAAAATCGCCATGAGAATTAGCTTTATCAAAGAAATCTTTACCGTACTTTTTAACTAATGCAGGGGGTACTACTATTTCGTCATTACTTAACCGTACAAGTAAATCTGAACCGTACTTATTAGTTAAGGCATTTGCACTACTAGCTTTTAGTACATAACTTCCTTTAGGTACAGCGGCATAATTACTATCAGATAAACTATTACCTTTTCCACGTACTTTTCCGCCTGAAGGAAATTGTAATACATTACCGCCACCAGCATAACCAACAACTCCGCCAGTATATTTACCAGTAGGTGCTTCATCAACAGAACCTCCTGTACTAACACCCCCAACAAGCATAAGCATAGCTTTAATCATTAATTTAACTTTAGCTAATATAAGTTCTTGAACAATGACATCCATAATCATCTTAATAATACTTGCACCTAAAGCTTTAACACTTTCCATTGCTGTTTTATTACCAGTAGCCCAATCAGTTAAAGCCGTAGTAATATTACCACTAACTTCATTAGCAAAAAGGTCAGCTACTTCTTGTCCTGCTTGTTTAGTTTTCTCAAGTTCATTGTTAAAACTAGCCATTTTATTAGCTAATAAGTCTCTATCACCGCCAGAGTCCGATATAGCTTTAGTCATGAAGTCATTTCTACTTTCCCTAGAGTTCATTTCAGCAAATTTATCTCGATTAGCAGCACTTCTAGCATAAGCAGCTCCATATTTACCAAAACTACCACCACTTTCTTGTAAATTAATAGCTTCAAGTCTATTGTCAAAAGCTCCAGATTTATTAGATAACCGAGCAGCAGCCGCATTAGCTCTAGCAGTCGCGAGTTCTTTCTCAGATAGAATTTTTATGTTTTCTTTCTGCTTTGCTACTTCCTCTTTAGTTAAAGGAACTAATTGACTTCTTTTAAGTTCAATAAGATTACGTGCTTCAGCAGTCCTAGCTTCATTGTATCTTTTATCTAATTCTGCGTGGTCAGCCTCCATATTATTCAACAATTTAAGGTCGTTTTTAAATTTTAATTGTGTTTCTAATATAGTTGCTTGTTCTTGTCCACTACTATTAAGTTTAAGTACTGCAATATTAGATTGAATAAAAGCATCTTTAGTTTTTTCAGTATGCTCAAGACGTAAACGCTCTAACTCCTCTAGTGCTTTTTCTTTAGTGTATTGAGCATCTAACTCTTTGCTTTCTAATTGAATTATCCTAGTTTCGCCATTAAAAGAAGCACTTACTAGATTACCTTGATTACTTTTCTTAGTGTTATCAGCCGCAATCAAAGATAGTTCGGGGAAAAGTTTACTGCTGAGAGCTACAAGTTCACTGTAGAGAGCTGAAACTCTATCTATATGATTTATAGTTTCAGGGAACGTTGTATCGGCATGATTTTCGTCAACTCCTTTTTCACCAGCATTATAAGCACCTGCGGTTTTACGTAAATTACCACCGTATTTTTCTTCAAGATGTTTCCAAAATCTACTAGCAGCAGTAATATTACCTTCATTAGTAGTAATATCTAAATCCTTAGCATAGGTATTAGTACGCATTACTTGTCCAATACCTATAGCACCCTTCGAACTTATAGCTTTTTGATTCAATCCACTTTCAACAGTTAAATTAGCTAAAAAGGCTTCTTGATTCTTAACACCTTCACGAGCAGATATTTCATATATCTGAGCAATAAGTTCTTTCTTTTTTGGGTCGTTAAGAAGAGCTACTTTGGCAGAAGTTTCATTAAATAGTTTAGCACTAATTTCACCGCCAGTTCCAAAATCAATTCTACGCTGTCCAGCAACTGTCTTTTCGCTTAGTCCTACATTAAGGTTACTGACTCCTTTAGCCGTTTCTTCAACAAAGGTAGCAATGGTTTTCCTAAGAGCTGTAATATCGGTTTCATAAAATAGTGGGACTTTTTCAAGCCCTAAGATATATTCCTGTTGAGCACTTAATGTTTCTTTGTTAGCTTTACGAGCAGCTAAATCTTCTTGAGCTAGTTTAAGATTCTTTTCAACCAATTGATACGCTGGAGTACCGCGTACAACATCCTCTGATTTTTTAGACTCACCAACCTTATCTTTAATTACTATACCACCAACAGGAAAATCAGTACGACTTCCCTCTACATTAGCATAAGCAATTGCCGCCTCAATATTACTCAACTCCTTCCTAGCCTTATCTGCTTTGTCTGGAGTTACTGACTGACTATAATTGACAACCGAAACATCCCTAAACTTTCTAGCTTCCTCTAATCCACGTAAAGCAACATCTTTCTCAAGAGCATTTCTTCTTACAGCGATTTCATACTCTTTTTCAGCTAAACTAACTCTAGTTTCAAAGTACTTTAAAAAACTAACACTATTTGTTTTAAAGTTCTTTTCAAGAAGTTGTTGTTCTAATTGAATAGCATGTAACTGTACTTTTGCTTGTACTTCCGCAGTAGCCGTAATAGCTTCACTAAGTTTATTAAAAGTTTCAAGATATTTGTTAACTTTGCTTTGGAGCATTGTAAACATCTCTTCACTACCGTCTTCACTACCTTTTATTAAGGCTTCTTTAATATCAGAACTAAGTTTATCATTAAAAGCTTTCTGTTTTGCCGCAACTTCTTCAGCGTCTTTTTTCTTTAATACGTCTTTGACTAATTCTGGATGAAATATTTCTGCCCAAGAGAATTGCCCCGCTAAGGCTTCTTGAACTTGTCTAAAAGGGCTACGTGCTTTAAGTAAATCACCAGTAAAAGTACCAATAACATCATCTATTATATTTTTACCAAGAACTGCAAAACCTTTAGCTACTTTATTAGTATAATCCATAGAATAATTAGCATTATCTACAGCTTTATCTAATGTAGTTTTGTTATCGCCTTCTTTAGTTACGAAATAATCATCTTTAGCTTTCTTTGCTCTTTCCCATGCAGCTTCAACTAAATCAAGTAACTTAATTTCCCTATTATTCACAGTTTCAGACGCATGACTAAGAACATATAAAGCAGTAGTAATATTTCCAAAAATTGTAAGCGAAGTTCCTAATTTTAAAAACCAAGCACCAACAACAGGTAAAAGTCCTTTAAGTTTCTCTAAAAAAGTTGCAGTAGTAGCTATACTTGCACTAGATAAAGCAAATTTAGTAACTAAATGTGACAAGAAACTGCCGCCAGCCATAATAAGTAGAGCAGAAAAAGCTGCATTTAATGCCTCTAAATTATTTTTTATAAGTTCTAGTCCGTTTGCAAATAACTTAACTGAAGCAGTTATCTTACCTGAAGTATTTTCATAAATTGACTGTACTAAATAAGTCCAACTATTACTTAATCTTCCTAATTCCGCATTAAGACCTCTAGCAGCTAAAGCAAAACTTGAAGTATCAGCAAAAAAGTCTCTATAAGTAGCAGCAAATTTAGCTAAAGTTTCTTTAGGTAATACAAGACCTTTTTTCATGTCTTCCATTAACTTACGAGTAGTTATCCCCATACTCAAAGCAAATATAGAAACAGCAGCAGGCAATTGGTTACCTAACTGTTTCTTTAACTCTTCCATCATTACTTGATTTTTACCGTACATCTGGTTAATAGCGACAAAAGCAGAACGTAACTTATCAGCAGGTAAATGCAATACAGTACCTGCTTCAGTAATATCATTAAATATCGCTCTAATTTTACCTGCCGATTCACCTGAAAACTTAGCAGAGGAAGCGAATTGCCCATACTGTTCACGTAATACAGAAATACTTGCACCTGTTCTAAGAGCTAATTCATCTAAATACTCAAATTCTTTATTAACATTTTCAAGAGTTCCAAATACAGCAGTAAAAGTAGCTCTGGCACTATCAAGTTCTATACCTACTTTGGGTATGTCTGAAATAGCACTAACAACTCCTCTTACAATCCTATGTCCAATGTCAAATTGAAACAATCTAGTTAATAAATGTTGACTAGCTCTACCATTAGTTAGTAAAGATTCACTATTCTCTCTGTTAGAACGAGTAGCGTCATCAGTAGCTCTGGCTGCCCTAATCCTAGCATCGTATTCAGCATTAATACTAGCTATATTTTGGCTAGTATTCCTTACGTTAGCTGCTATACTATTTTGCAAAGCAGCTATGTCCATATTTCTAGCAGGATTGACTCTACCATTACTTAATAAATGTGGTTGAGCTTCTATATTAGCTAACTTAGCTTCAAAAGCAAGTCGTCTTTCTTCATGTTTTTTCCAAATTTCTTCAACTGCTTTTGCTTTGTTATATTCAAGTACTCTATAGTTATCAGCACCATGTTTAAGTATTATTTCTTGTAATTGTAAATCTTGTCTAAGTTTATTAGTAGCCTCTGTATATGAAGCCGATAAACTACTTTTATTGCTGCTTAGTAAGTCATTTTGTTGTAATAATGCTTTATGATTCTTATAAGTAGAGGTAATTCTCTTTAAAGCAGCGTTCAATTCATCTAATTCTGTTTTTAAATTAGCATACAAAGCACTATCAGCCCCATATAACTTTTTAACATCTCTTCTAGCCGCTATAATATCAGTTTTACTATCGTTAATAGCTGTACGTTTAGCAATCATATCGGCTTCTAACTTATCAAAAGCACTCAACTTAGGTAAATTAGCGGACAAAGCTGCACTATAGTTATCAGTAAATTTAGTAACATCTTGTAAAGCAGTAACGGCTTTTATTTGAGCAGCGTAATGTGCATTAGTAGTGCGAATACTTTTTTCAGTTTTGTCAATATTAGCTGCAATAGCGTTATTAAGTGCTTTAATATTAACTGCTCGTATTTTATTTTCATTACCGTCATTATCTCTTAACGGTGTAATTTCCAGTTTCTGCAAAGCATCCATTTGATTCTTTTTAATATTCTCATGGTCTTTCCATATTTTTTCAATATCTTTCGCTTTCTTATACTCAATATGTTTAATAGAATTTGCACCACTTTCAGCAATTATAGCTTCTTCAGTAAGTCTATTCTTTAAACCAGTAGTTAATGCGTTATAGTCTTTTGGTACGGTTAATTTAAGATACTGTAAATTAGTAGTTTGTTTAAGTAAAGTGTGCATTTCTTTGAGTTCAGCATTAACAGTAGCTAATGCCGTTTTTAATTGTTTTTGTATCTCAGCATACTTCCTAGTATCAGTTGAAGCTAAAGACAACCTTTCTTCTAGTAATTTTATAGCGTATACAGCTTTTAACTCTAGTTTTTCTTGTTCAGTTAATGTTACATTCGTTTTTTGTAAGCTGTTATTGTAATCTGCAATAGAATGAATAGTTTCATAGGCTGTAGTAATTACTAAATTAGATACAGAGACGTAATTATTAAGTTCACTAGCCGCTGAAGAAAACGCAGCAGACAACCTTTGTAAATAATCAGCCGAAAAAGCATCTTTAGATAATGTTTTTAAGCGAGTGTAGTAATTAACAACTTTTCCAACATCTTCCCTAAAGTAGTTCATCAATGCCGCAGTTTTTTCAAGTTCCTTTCCTTTAACAACCGCATCTATGTTAGCTACGTTTGCAGCAAAACCAGCTCTACCAGATTCACCAGTTCGTGAACTAGCTTCATCTCTTAATGCTTTTCTAGCTAATGATTCAGTACTTGGTGTTCTTAGTTTTGCAAGTTTTTCCTCTGCTTTAATTTGCTCATCAATAACTTTTACTGTTTTTTGTCTTTCAACAGCATTATGTTTTAGAATATCTCCAACTGCATGTAATCTTTTTACATAATCCACATCTTCAGGCGATAAATATTTACTTGTTGAACCAGTTCTTGGGTCAAAAGTCTCTGTTACTGTAGTAGCTTTACGTATTTCTGCTTTAGTAGGAATTACTACATCTTTAGTAGATGTGCTTAATAATCTGTCTGCAACATATTTAGCCACTTTATCTACCAAATTAGCAGGCGTAGAGTCAATAGCTTTTTTAACATGACCAACAGCTTGTTTGTATATTTCCGTTTCTGATGCTTTTATTTTCTTATTAAAAGTTACAGGTGACCAAGTTTGTTCTTGAGTTATTGGTGTACCTCTGGGTACTTCAATTGCCTTATTAACGTGTCTTTTAATATCTACCAAGTTGTTAGCTGACTTAATAGCTTTTTCGATTTGTTCTATTTCCTTTCTAGTACGGTCTTTTGCTGGGTCAATCTTAGTATTGTACACATACTCAGGTTTACCTAATGCAGTTCTTCTATCTAGTTTAGCAAAATAAGGTGCAAAAGTTTTCTCTAATTCTTTTTCGACTTTTTTATACTGACTAGACGCTATACCACTCGTACCTTGTAGTATAAGTTTTTCAATATCGTGGGCAGTTAAACGTACTTCATTAGAAAATGTCTTATCTAGTGCTTTAAAACCTGCATGTCTAAATAAATCAGCATCATTTGTGCTAATAGATTTCTCAGTACCTCGGGCATATTCCTTACTTTTTAAATTAGTAAGGTTTTGTCGCTCCATTAGTGTAGATGAATTTACCCAAGCCTCAGCTCTAGCAAGTCTATCAATAAAGTTTTTTTCTAGTTGCTTTAGATTTTCACGTATTTCTATAGTCTTAGTTTGAGTATCTGCGTAAGCATCTACTTTTTTTTGTGTAGTTATAGGTTTAGAAGTTCTATCTATTCCCCTTAACTCTTTACCAACCTCACTATTGATAGCGTTATTAAGCGTCTTAATATCATTAAGAGCTTTCATGACTTTATTTAATTCCGCTACACGACCACTAGCAGAAGGATTTTTGCCTATAGAATTAATAGATTCAACAATAGTACCTAGTGATGGAGCAAGGGACGAAAGGTTAAGTAAATCTTTCTGTGCAGCGTTAAAATTCTTCGCTAATTTTGTAACGGACTCGCTACTAGCTTTAATAGCCGAATCAATATTATTAATTAAAGGACTAGCTTTATCTTCAGCTTGTAGTTCGTATACAATAACATTTTTATCTTTAGCCATTAGCGAGTCCTAAGTTATTAATTTCGTGGAGTATTTCTCAATGCGTCAAACAAAGCATTTCTAATTGCATCTCTATAAGGCATACTAGACCAAAAATGGTCAAACCAAGCATTAGTACAATTAGCAGCACCGCCCCAATTGTCTAAATCATCGCCAGCTTCTTCAGTATTCTTAATAGATTTAACTAATTTACCTTTTAAATAACATTTAACATCTCTAAAAGATAAAACTTCATTTTTTACAAATACTTTAACTTTCTCTGCAATTTCACTTGCTTGTGCTTCTATATCAGCAAGTTCAGTATCAGTAAGAGCTTCTAACTGCTCTTCAGTTAAATCATCATTAGTATTAAATAATGCTTTAAAGTCTTTAAATTTTTGTTGTGCGTCTTCTACGTTATATCTTTTAAATTCAGCACCAAAATTGTCTTTTTTTCCTAAACAATCTTGCGGTACGATTGGTAAAATAACTGAAGGAGTTTGTAGTGCTAGTTCAAATTTCATAGTAGTTTCAATTAGTTGATGGTTTATTGTTAAGATAACTATTATACATTACAGTTATCTTGTTTAAGGAGTCTTTTAAATCTAATTTACTATCTTCGCTAAGTTTAAGTATAGCCGCTAAAGGTAGTCTATCGTATTCATCCGTCCAAAACCTACAAGCACAGAAAATATCATACACCTTTCTATTCTCATTTAAAAGTATTTGGTAATTATCTTGCAATGTTAGGGCGGGTTTATTTGTTATTTCAGGTATATCATCATCAGTAAAGGTAATATAATCACTGTACTCAGCTATTAAGTCTTCTTCTTTCACTTTAACCTTATTACTAAAGTCTAAATTAGCTCTATATTCGCCTAATTCAACTAAATTACCGTACACAACATTATCATTACTAATATTTGCGTTTAAATAACTGTTAAAAGATACTGCAATTGGTGCGAAATAAGGTGTACTTCTTAATAGCAAACTAATTATATCGCTATCTATTGTGTTAGTCAATGAACCATTACTAAGTATAATACCATCAACAAATACTATATTAGTTCTAAGTATTGCAATTAACTTAGGCATATCAGCAGAAAGCAGTAATCTTTTTAACCTCTTCTTCGAATGTTTTTTAAGATACTTGAAGGCGATAGTGAAATTATTTTCTATATTTGCTGAATCTTTAGCTACTAATTGCAATGTTATGTACGATGGAAGAGTTAATAGCGTCATAATAAGTAAAAATGCGTAAAAATAAAGAAAAAAAAGGGTAGAATTAACTACCCTTGTTATGTTAAGTAATGTTGGTTATTATAGTAAAGTTAATTCACTAATACCTGAAGCTTCAAAAGTTAAATCGATTGAAGCGACATTACCTTGAGTTGTGTGTTTGTAGCCTTTTAAAGTTAATTTATTCATGAATACTTTAAATTTACTACCTACACCGCTACCTTGTTCAAAAGTAAAATTAAATTCTTTACCTACGTTGTCTTCAGGACGGAAAGAAGTAGAATCACTTAATTTCGTACTGTCAGTATTACCAGTATAATTATTTCTAGCAGTATCTTCTAAAATAGTAATCATAACATCGTGAGCAATTGCTTGTGGATACCAAAAATCACTGCCACCAGTTTGAGTACGTTTTAAATCAAAACCATCGAAGTTACTAGCACTAAAAGAAATGAATGAAATGTTATTAGTATACGTTTCACCAGACATAGGAGAAATAGCTGCGTTAATAATATTACTACTTAATGTTACTGGAGCAATATTAGTTTTTTGAGTATTGATGTCGGTACTAAATGCGACATCATTGCTAATAGAATCAATATTACCATGATAGTTAAATTTAAACTTAGGTCTTTCAGCAATTTTAATGTTTAAATCGACAGTACCGCGAACACCAGTTAAAGTAACTACTTTTTGGTCGGTAATATCTAAAGAAGATTTGCGAATTTGTGCAGTTAATGAGCTTTTTGATGCTATACTATTTGTGAATTTTAGTGTACCTAATGTACCAGACATACTCATACCGACAACATTAGTTTTAAAACTATCTAAAGAAGTATTAGCTGAAGAATATGTCGACACTATGTTAGTTAACGTAGATGCTACATCGCGTAAAGAATTTAGGAATTGTGTTTTTTGCTTTGATGTAGGCAACTCTAAGGCAATAACGTCTGCTTTAATATTATTTACAGTAGTAGCATACCCAGTTATAGTTTCAGTGCTGGTAATACTAGCTATCGAAGTTTTGAAAGTAGTTAACCCAGTACTCCCAGCCTGTCCAAGTACATCTATAGCAGAGTTAATAGCTGCTACATCAACATTAATAGTAGTTATAAACGGGTCTAAAGTTCCTGTTTTAAATGTGCTTAGTGCAGTTATTTTAGTATTTAAAATACTTAGCTTACTTGCATCAGTAGTAACAGCCGCAAGAGCATTGCCTAAACCTACGGTAACATCTATAGTAGTTTTAACTGACGTAACTTCTGTTTTAACAGTATTTAATGAATTAATAGCTCCATCTTTTAATGAGATAGTTGCACTAGGTATGACATCACTAGTTGTAGTCTCTGCTGCATGTAAATTACAACATTCTAAAAATGGTGAAATAGGTACTAACGATTTTGTACCAGTTATCTCACTACCAACTAAACTACCAAGTACAGGTACATAACTATCACCACTAAAGTCAGCAAAAGTATCAGTAATATTAACAACACTGTCTCTTGATAAAAAATCACCTACTAAAGCTTCAGAACTTGTAGGAATATTTGGGTCATAAGTAACGCCAGTCATAATAATAACGTCAGTAGCGGCAGGAGTAGCCTCACTATTTTCTACCGATTCAATTTTACCAAATACGGCTACTTGAGTAGCATTAAACTTTGCTATTTGTGTCATACAATTTCTCCATCAATCTCAGGTTGTTTGTTAATTTCTTCTATTTTTTCTTTAGCGACAGCAATAGCATCGACTATTTCGTCCTGTTCTTCTTGTTTATTTTGTTTAAAGTACTCTTCAACACTTAAACCATTAATTGTTCTTGTCATAATCTCACCTATTAGTAAATAACTCTATCAAATGTAAAAGCCCAGACCATCTTAGTAATTCTTCGTCCATTAGTTCTAACAAAATCGCCATTAAGAAAAGTAAAAGACCTTATATGTTCTAAATCACTTAACGGTTTGTAGTTTTGCAATGCTTTGTATAGTGTAGTAAGGCAGTTAGGGTACATATTATTAGTTGCAATCAATTCAACCGAGACTAAAAATACAATTTCACTATCTAATTCACTAGCACAATCAAAAGCAATACTTGTCTCAGCACTTGTAGACATAAAACCATTATAATCTACAAAAACAACAGTGTCACTTAATTGTAAATCTAATTCTTCAGGAAGTATTTCAGGAGATTCTTTACAAGCGTAAGAAGTTTGTTGTGTTATGTATGTAGACAAGTGAGCTAAATTTATCATACTAAATGCTCCTTAAATAACACAGTATTTTAACCCAACCAGTAGTATCAGGGATAATATTAGTAACTACAAACTTGTAAGTTTTTCCTGAAGTTGTCCAAGTTAGTACATCATCTAAATTTACTAACTCACCATAAGCGATTGTAGTGATAAAATAGTACTCTTTACTACCATAAGCAATACTACCATCATCTAATTGGTACATTTTAGTATTTTCACTAGGTAGTACTTTAATATTACCGTATATAGTACTAATAGTGTCTCCAATTCCGTCTAGTAAAAAGTTATCCTCAGCTAACATAATCATCGTAATTTTAACTCCATTATTAAGCCATTGATTCTATTAGTAAAATTCACTTTTTCTAAAGTAGTTTTACTGTTCAGTAAATAAGCTATCGGTAAATTTCTTAACTGCATTAATGGATAACGCTTCTTTGTACTTCTAATGTACATACCACTAGGAGTTGTTTTATCTACTTTCATATTAGGGTTACTAAGTTTACTAATTTTAGTAAGGTCTTTAGGATTAAGCATACTATTTTTATCGTAGTAAAACCCTTTTGCCCTAGTATTAATAGCTCTTTGCATGTTAGGTGATGTTGAGCTGTTCATTTTTCTTGGTATTCTTACTTGTACCATTGGTGAACTTTTCTTAACTTTAACTAAAGTCATAAATACTGTTTTATTAGTAATAGGAGCTATGATAGGACGTTTTCTATGCTTAGCACTTTTCTTAATATAGTAAGATTGTCTAGCTACTGTAATTCTTCTCATCTCAAAAGGAAAGTTACTTAAACTGTCCTGTTTAATGAATATTTCAATAGCCGCTCTTTGAACATTACTACTACCCTTAACTGTTTTAAGTTTTTTTAATGGTGTGACTCGCATTAACTTAGCCGCACCATTAAAAGAATTTCTATGAGCATATATTTTAGAATACTCTTTAGTCATGTCATCAGCTAATTTATTCAATGCAGTGTTAAATCCAGTAACTTGTACGCTGTCATTTCCAAATACAGTTCCTATCGTACCTAACTTAGTTACTCTAACAGTTGCCATGACAGTTCCTACACAATAAAAAAAAAATGCCCACTATCTCTAATGGGCATTGAAATCAGTAAATATTAATACTGTTTTCCTGAGCTACAGACTTTCCAACTAATTGCTGAGTTAATTTCAGTGTGGTAAACGGCAAAATTAGTATGAATTTCATACTCTTCAATTTTACTTTTTTCACCTTTCCATGAATTAATCCAGAATTGTTGAGCAGCCCACATTGCACCATAGTGCATAATCTTACCAAAGCGAATTGCACCATATTGAGAAGGAGGTACTAATAAAACATACCCTTCAGGCATAAAACGAGTTTTAGCGCCTGTACTTCTATCATGGTACATACCATTGTAAGTATAAGTTGGAATCTTAGAACCACCATAAATTACAAAACCTTGAAGAGTCAATCCTTCAATTTCTTGTGGATGTGGGTACAAGTCCAACATTACTAATGGTTGGGTACGGTCAAAAGTATTTTGAGCTTGTTCTTTGTAAGTAGTATTAATATCATTTAAATACCAAGACCAAGCATCATTACCCATTACAATGTAATCAGTACCAGAACGATAAGCAGCAACATCTAACATTCTATTAACATGTTTAACTGGACTTACTGCAATAGCAGGAGTCACAGCAGCATTACTATTAGTAGAATCTTTACTATCCCAAGACATACCACCAGCAACATCGGAAGCAGTATTAGCTTTAATACTTGTTAAGTCAGCTTCAGGAACAAGTTCATTAAAAATAGCTAATTTATTTGCATCTCTAGCAGCTTGAGTACTAGCAGCACTAAAAGAGTATTTTGTACGCTCCATATCCCATTTAACTTCTTTATGTTGACCTTTTTGGTCAGCTAAAGTAGTACTGAAAGTACCATAAACTAGAATATTTGCACGAGATAATTCGTACAAGTTTTCGAAGCGTTCATAAGCAAGTGCAAATTGTTGTTGCATATTAGAAGCAACATTTCTAGCAAGAGTAGCTCTATCTAATGAAACAGTATTAGGTTGTTGAGCTAACATTCTTTGATTGATTTCTTGGTAATTAGGACTTCCAACATGTTCTTTAGAATATGCAAATGAAAGTTCTTTAGTACCAAAGTTTGGTAATTGTACACGATAAGTATCTGCTTCAGGGTCTACAAATTGACCCATTAAGTTACGTTTATTAAATTCAATATCGTAATTTACAGTATCACGCCAAGTTGTATTAATATCATTGAAAGATTGTTTAAATAATAAAGGACGTTTTTGTACGTTACCTTTAATATAACCTTCAATATTCTTACCAGCCCCATAAGGGGTTTGAAAAGTAGTTAAATCAGCCATTAGATTTCTGTCTCCCCAGTAGTCCAAGTACCAATAGCAAACTCAGTGCCACCAGCAGTATTTTCAATAAATTTTTGTTTAGCTAATTCAGTAACACAACCAGTATTGTAAGCAGTAACTGCTACAGTAGTATTATCTGCTTTAGTGACAGTATCAATTGCAGTATCAACTTCCCAAACAATTTCTTCACTCCAGAAATTACCAGAAATATACATAACCGCAGGCACATCAACACTTGTAGCATCTACATCAAATAACAATAAACCAGCGGCAGGTCTTTGAGCAGTACCACCAGCAGTAATTGTAGTAGGATGTGTTAAACCACCATGAGAACCAGTGACAGCAAAATTGCTTACATCAGTTAGATAAGTAGTTGAAATTGCTTCTAAAGTAGCAGTAGTAGCTCCAACCTGTAAAGTCCAACCAGATAAAGTACCAGTAAAAGTACCTTTAGTAGTTGTTTTACTAATAAAAGCGGCTACTACTTCAGCAGGAGTCATTGCCGCAGTTGTAGTAAGAGTTAATCCACCAATAATAATAGTGTCAGAACTACCAGTAGTACCAGCAAAAACAGTACTAGCTAATTCTGTCATAGTAGCTTTAGCAATCATCTTACCTGATGTATCACTTTCTAACCAAGACATAGCTTTAATAACTTGACCAGATTTTACAATAATCTGTCTAGTATTTTTACAAGGTTCAGCACCTCTTGAACCGTACTTTGTAGTACGATTTGCGTATGAAACAAATCCGCCATTACTTGCCATGTTTTTCTCCCAAATCACTCATTGCAGAAACTAAATCTAACATAGAAAAAGTACCGTTACCTAAAGTATCTGTTTCAGCACTTACTTGAGCAGCCGCTAATTTAGATAATTCAGCTTTAAGTTTATCATCGACACTACTCATAGAAGTAGCCGCTGCATTAATAGCAGTATTTTCTCCTCTAGCTTCAGCAATATCACTAAACAAATCACTAACTTGGTCTAGTGAATACCCTTTAACAATAGCATTAGTAATTGTAACATCACTAACATTAAATGTTTTTCCAGCTTCCATTACTTTTTGAACTCGAATACGTTCTTCTTTAACAGCTTTACTAACTTCTAAAGTTGTACTTGCTTTTAAAGAATCATGTTGAGCTAATAACTCAATATATTTTTCTTCAGTTGACATTAATATCCCCTCGTTGTTGGTATTATTTACTACAGTATTAGACGTACTAACTAATTCTAGCATAACATCAGCCATAGATGTTACTATTTTATCTACTAAACCTACTTTAACACCCTCTTCCGCACTTATAGTTTTTCCAGCTAACTTAACTATAGTTTCTAATGACAGATTTGGTCTATATTCAAGTACAGTATTGTTAAATTTATTGTCAACAGTTATTAACTTAGCTAGTAATTCGTCTTTAACTGCTGTACTTAATGTTTCATGTGGATTATAAGAAGCTTTACTTTCCTTACTTCTTAGTATTGTGTAAGAAACACCTTCTTTTTTATCTGCCTCGGTAACATCTACTAAAGACATCACTGCACCGATACTAGCTACATCTGCAATATCTACTGCAAATATTTTAGAACAACTTGATGCAATTAAATAGGCTGCACTACAAGCTTGACTATCAGTAAAAGCTACGGTAGTAATGTCCATTTTTTCTAATGAACGGATTAAAGAAGATAAACCAAAAACACCACTAACTTCGCCACCGCAACTAGCAATATCAAATAAAACAGTAGTGTAATTTTGTTTAATGCACTCATGTATTTGATTTGTAATGGATTCATAAGAAGTTAAGCCACTAGCTCCTGCCCCATTTTTATTAACTAAAGAACCATGTACTTTAATAAGTGCAATTTTATCAACAGAATCGAAAGAACCACTTGTTACTTTACTTTTTTCAGTAGAGTCTATAGTCTCCTCTGCGAGCATTTTTAGAGAAATGCGGTCTGTTAGAATTTCTAATTTATCTGACGTTATTAATAAAGGTGTATTAATAAGTCTACTTAGTATGTTTGGATATAGCATATTAAAAATCCTTATTTTTTGTATCGTATATGTTAATACTATTTAGATAGTGAAAGCAACTATTTACCTAATTAAGAGCCTGTCGTGTTACTTTTCGGTTTAATGTTCCCACTGTTATTGTCAGTCAAGTTTGTTCGTTTATTTCTTGCGGCTTTAACTTCTTTTTGATTAGTTGCTGTACCTTGTTTTGGTATTAACAAATCTTCTAAACCAAGTTCTTTTAATTTAAGTCTATCAGCAGCAATTTCTTCAAGACTACTTCCACGAGCAATTAATATTTTACTTAAAGTTTCTAAACCAGTTTGAAATTCTAAAGCATCTGTTTGAGCGTCTTTTAGTGGGTCTACTCCATAACGAATAGGGTACTGGTAAGAAGCAATTGCATCACTAACATCAAAGTCAATACTAGCTAACATTTTAAAGTGTTTTGCTATTGGAGATAACCCATCTGGAATATTAACTGTTTGGTAGATGAATTCTACTCTTTCTCGTAAGTTTATTAATATACCTCTTAAACTACTAAAGTCCATACCACTTGTATCACCACTTAGTTGGTAATAAGGTAAATTAAGTGCTGAACTAATTTTTTGGTATTCTTCTCTTAATAAAGCTACCAAATTTGAACCAATATCTCTGGATTGTACTAAATTAAACTTACCTTTAGTGTATTGAACACCACCACCAGTAGCAGCAAAATGCAATTGTTTCTCAACATCATTTGTATAACGTCTTCCTCGCATTTGCACAACACCAGTCGGGTCACTTGTAAGGTCATTTTGTTCTTCGACAATCCAAGTAATTGCACTAGCACTATTTTGAGCAGCTACAGTTGCAGAACATAAGTCTTCTATTTCATACAAAGAGAGTAAACAACAGGCTAAAGTAGGAATTCCTCTCCATTGATTACTTCTACGTCTTTCAAATATGTGAATAACTTCATTAGCACTAACAGGTATTCTTACTTGTGGATTAGTTGGACTGCCTACTCCATAGTACCTATCTTTGAAAAAGTGATAAATCTCAGGTCTAGTTGAAGTTAATTTATCAAAAGTAATGCCATAACGTGTTCGTCCATAGGGAGAATTTTCATCATAGTTCCAGCCAGTGTAACTTATATCTAAATATTCACTTTCAATTGGTTGTATTTTTAATTTAACCCTGTTGGTGTTATTTTTCTTAACTATGAGTAGACGAGCAAGTGCCTCTCCACTTTGAAACCTATCACAATTCCAAGTAGCTTGTAAAGAATTAAAGTCACCTTTACCATCTAGGCATGGGTTTTGAATAAACTCATCCCAAAGTTCTTGCATTAATTTATGTGTATGCCCGTCTTTAGTTTTCCAATTAACTTTTAAAGCACCGAGAGAAGTCACAAACTTGTCCATTGCAGAACTAGCTATTGGATTGTTCCTAATAGTGTGGCGTATTCTACTTTGCATAAATAGGTATTCACCTACTGCAAGCATATCAGCATCACCTACAATAGCTTCTCTATGTGCATCTTTATAAGCAGTACTAGCCGCTGAGTACGCATTTTGTCTTAGTAAAAAACTATATGGATTTTCTTCAACTGTTGTTGTCATGTTTTTACTCAATATTAAAGGTGTCTTTTTACTATTAACGGTATGTAAGAGTCTTTTCTAAATACTCTAGTAGAAACTTCTTGAATACTAGCAATATAATCTTGCAATCTTCTTCGTTCTGATAGTAATGTTTTAAGTAAATCTTGTGGGTCAGTAAATTTATACGCTCTATGAAATTCGTTAGTACCTACTGTGACTAGGTTAAGTCTTTTTCCAGAATATATTGAACTAATTGCTGAATTAATAGTAAGTAATTCTGCTTCTGCTTGTTCTAATGTCAGTGCCACTACAATTCCCCTATATAGTTAAAGATGTTTCTTTCGACCGCTCTCCTTCTAGCGACCTTAACACTAACTACTCTACCATTTTTATTAAAAATAAGAAAACCATAGCTTGCTGATTTAAAATCGCCTGCCTGTAGGTTAGCTAATAAGTTACTGTTTTTAAAGGCTTGTAAACCTATGTCAAATATTAGTAATATTAAGGCAGTTATTTGATTAGGATTTAATCGTACTTTTACTACTTTAAATAAATTAGTTTGTATTGTTGTTAATGTTTGCTCTAATATGGTATCAGCAACCTGTTCCGTCATTGTCAAACCATTAAATACATTTAAAGTGTGGTTGTAGCCTATGACCCAAACATCATTTATTTTTGTAGCAGTTAATAGTAACTCGTATTGGTCTTTAACTATCTCAATAGCTTTTGTTATCGCTGACATTTGTATTTTTCCGTAATTTCTGAAGGCACTTAGAACAAATAAACTCATTCTCTATTATACTACCAACATGATTACAGGTACTACTATTTTTTAGTAAAGAATACAAATTTATTGGTGTTAATTTTAACATACTCCAAGTTAAGTTACTCATTTTCATCTTCCAGTAACCAAGTTTCTAGTTCTTTCCATCTGGTGTCAGTATATTCACGTATTCTTAAATAATAAGCAGAGTGAAATGCGTTTTTACAACCATCCATTGCTTCTTTTCTCTTACCACTAATTAATAAGTATCTTTCTTTAGTAGTATTGCTTGTTACATCTATTATTTTTCTACACGAAGTCATCTGTTCTTCAAAATCCCCATAACTTTGTTCATTAAAGTAGAAGACATCGCTATGCACATCTTTAGAAGTATTTAGCATAATTCTTCTAAGTACTTCATCATGACATCTATGTGCTCCAATGAAATATACTTTAACTCCTAATGTTTCTGCCATTGTTCTTCTATCTTGATGTACAGAAGTTATTTCAAATTCTCTAGGTTCTGCGTATATATCATCTGAAGAATATTTAAGTTCTCTAGTACCTTTAGTTGCTAGTACTGTTTTATTATAATCAAGTTCCATCATACGTACCCAACGGTACACTAATTCAACAGTACCACCATCTCCAGAATCTATACTTGTAGAATCTATTGGTACTCTTTTACCTGTAACATGTGGATAACCATTTAGTACAATGTCAGTTAATCTATTCCAAACTGAATCTTCCCAATTAAATACATTACCAAATATTTCTTTCCATTCTACTAACCAACAACAGTTATTTCTACCCCAAGCTAATACAACATAAGCAAATCTATTATGTTGTACGTCAATTCCCATTGTTAATACTAATCCTTCCATTGGAACAATGCCTTCAGGATAGTTAGTTCTAAGTTGTTTCATGTCAGCAGCTTCAATAGCACTAAATCCACTAGCATAAGTATCACCTTTTCTATTGTTTACGTAACTTTTCATAGGTGCTTCGTTACCTTTAGCTAATTCTATTTTAGCAAGTATTTCTGCCTTAGCTATTTCAGTATAATTACTACCATCTTTGAACGGACTCATTAATTCGCTAAAATCAAAACCAAAAGTGTCAGTAATATTTGCATTTCTTGGATGCCAACCTTTACTAAACTTACCTGTGTGAGTTGTAAAACCGTATTTTTTACCACTAATTATATTTAAGGTTTTTTGCTCAAAACTCCATTCAACTGAACAAAAAGGGCAAGAAAAATAAGCACTTTCAGGGTTGTGAATACCATAAATGTCATCTATTTTTCTATCTTGGTATTCGTCATAATGTAAATTGACAAAAGCATCACTATTCATACTAACTAATTCGTTGCAATTATGACAACAAGCTTTAAAAACCATCCAATTACTACTTTTCATAGCTTTTTCTACTCTACTAAAGTCTTTATGAGTAGGAGTACCTCCGAATATGAATTTTCTAATAGTTAATGGTACTGTTTTTTGCCTTTCTTTTAAGTTAATAAAACTGTCACCTTGTCCATGAATGTCATCTCTAGCATCATCAGGTTCTTCAATCTCAACATAAGGAATATTGTCACTTTTTTGGTTACTAATAGAACCTAATGTGACTAAACGTAATGAACCATTAGGAAAAGTATACTGAAACATACTTTCTTTATTCTTAGCTACACCTAAGTTAATAACATTTCTGAGTATTCCAACATTGTTAATAAATTCTTTCCATTTTCCTGAAGCGAAAGTACGTGCGGCAGCTTGAGTAGGAAAAGCAAGTAACATGTTTTTACCATTTACATGTATTGTTTTTCCTCTGTAGTTATTTATAACTTCCGTCCAACCAATCCTCGCACTTTTCTTAGCTACGATTGTTGGTATAAAAGGGTCGTCTAAACAATCATAAACAAATTCCATGTATGGTGTAATGTCTGGGTCAAAGCTACCAATACCAACACTACTTTCAATACTTGTTATAATTCGGTACTTTTTTGCCCACTCTATTGTACTAATCCTAATCGCAGGCTTAAATACTCCTAATAATTCACCAAAAAACTTTCTTTCGGCTATATTTTCTAAAGTTCTATTTAACATTATCGTAATTCTCTAATATTTCGGTCAAATCTACTCGCTTATTAAGCATTTCTTTAACAAAGTTTTCACTATCTTGTTCACAACTCTCTAGTATACGTTCAGCGGCAGTATATAAACTACTAAAACATTTATCTACTATTGGTTGTAATGCGGGGTCGCTTTCACCAGCACTTCTTAGTATGTTTGCAATGTTATTAAATACAGGTTCACATAATAGTAAAAGTTCAGTCTTATCTAGTACAGCACTACGTTCTTTTAAATTAATAATATGTATCTGTTCTTCTCTAGCTCTATCTAGTTTAATTTTCTGTATGATTGCTGCTTCTTGTATTTTAGGAAGTCCACTTTCAGTATCACTTAATCTGCTTTTTTTACTTGATTTTGTTTCATCTTGTTTAAGTTGTACTTTTGCTAATGCTACTTCGTGCTGTTCTCTGTAATGTTTAAATGCTTTTACTAAGAACTCTCCAACAGTCCCTCTAATTGGAATTATTCCCTTTAATTTTAAATTATTCCATGTATTGGCATTAATATCTAGTACTTCTTGTAATCTGGATTCTATACAAGGTTGTTGTAAACTTTGTATAAACAAATCATCTTCTTTTTTTATCATTTTACTTACCAATTAGTTAAAATTTAATTATAAATTTAGTTATAAATTGAGTTATACTTATAACATGCTATACTTTTGTATCTTAATCGTACAGCAAACAGGTGACTTATGCCAGAGTTATTAGAACGTATAGTAAAATTAGAAACACAACAACTTATGTTTACAAAGAGTATTGATGATTTGAAGAGCTACTTAGTACAAGAGATTAGCGAAACAAATGAACATACTGATGCTTTATTCAAAGAACTTCAAGTAACATTGCATGACATAAAGACTTCTATTGATAAAGTAGAAGAACAAACAGCTAAGTGGAAGAATATATTTTGGGGTGTGGTAATAACTGTAAGTTTCTTTATTGGACTTTACCAAGAAGTTAGTAAATATTTTATTAAATAATTGTATGACAAATTTAACTACGCCAAAAGAGTTACTAGAAGACCTTGAGTTACCAAATGCTATAAGGCTTTTTGACGTAAAGTTTAATGATGTTTTTTATCATTTTACTGATACTATTCGTCCTACCGACATCTTTTGGAACTCTAATAAGTATTTACCATTTCCATGTGCTATTACCAATACTGGGTATACTGTTGATAACTTGAGTGAAACACCTAAGTTAGTATTAGCTAATATTGGTAATGCGTATTCTAATATTTTTGCCTCTATACCTAACCTAAAAGGGGCTGAAATAACCTATATACTTACGTTTGAAACCTACATTAACAATACTTCATTAAATAATAACAATCTTTTCATTGAGAAAAAACATTACAAATTTTCTCGTCTACTTAGTAAAAACAATAAGCAAATTGTCTATGAACTTGATACTTTACTTAATTGGCGAAATAAGAAACTTCCTAGTAGACAAATACTTAGAGAAGGTAAATTAAATATGCGTTTTGAAGGTGCAGGATTAAGGAAACAAAAATGATATTAACAATTGAGGCTTTAAATAGCATTGAGTACGTTACTAGGTTAATGTACCCTAATGAAATGTGCGGTATTATTACTAATAATGGTGAATTTAAACAAATTACTAATGTTAGTGAAAATCCTACGAAGTCATTTGAACTTCATCCTATGGAATTTTACAAAGAAAAAGATAATTTCGTTGCTATTGTACATTCACATACAAGTACTAGGTATTTACACATTTGTACTCCGTCTAAATTAGATTGGACTACTCAACAAATATGGAATATTCCATTTTTTATAAGTGGATTTGATGGTTTCGTGTACACAAGTCCAATAAAATTTCCATTAGAAAGACAAGACGATTACATTGGACGACCATATATATATGGAATATTCGATTGCGGTACACTTGCTAAGGATTTTTATTGGTTTAATTTTAGTATTAGTATTGAAATAGACCCAATAATGTCACTAACTCCTAAGAATTTATGGGCTAATACTATCTCTACCTTACTAATGAGTAATAATTTCATCGAAGTTAGTGGGGCTAAACAAAAAGGCGATTTACTGCTAGTTAATGTGTTCGGTGATTTTAATAATCATGTGATTATTTATTTAGACGAAGATTGGGTACTTAATCAAAATATTACGTCAGCGTATGAGCCGTATTCTGATTGGGAAAATAAAATTAATAAAATATACAGGCATGAAAGTTTATGTTAGTACTTATCTATACGAGTAAATTTTCTAAAACTTACGATATTGAGATAAGCAATTTACTGCAATTGAAAGATTACCTTTGTGTTAATGATGCTGAAGTTTGGTCACTTATGAAAGACATGCAAATGGCGTATGTAGTTGGTGATTCTACAGAAAAGTTAAAAGAGCAAATACTTTATAAAAACATGTTGAAAACTTCTATAACTTCTTACGATACGTTAGTTATTTGTGAGAAAATTGAAGGTGAGTTTATTGCAACTTTGACTGCTTTTCTAGCTATTCAATTAGTTTTAATGGGTATGGGGGGTTTTGCTGCTGTTATGACTGCTACTGTAGTAACTGGTTTATTAGTTATGGGAGCTGTCTATGGTTTAGGGCAATTATTAATGATGCTTGTCCCTACTCCTAACATGGGTAATAATGACCCTAGTAAAAAGAAAGACTTAATGTTCAATGGGATACCTAATATTGCCGAACAAGGAGGAAGTGTTCCTCTAATCTTCGGGGAGTGTTTATTTGGTGGTGTTTTAATAGGAAACACTCTAACTACAGTAGGTTTTAAAGTTGGGAGTAGTTTTACTGCCGATGCCAATATTCCTTTAGTTGCTAGTGTCAATGCTACTACTACTAAAGTTCCTAATAATAATGGTACTCCTAAAAACGTAGTTGAGAGTGAATGGTATAGGGTAGGTTAAAAATGGCTGATGATACGCTTAGAAGTAGACAAGATATGAGAATTTTACTAGCTGTTTCTGAAGGTGAAATAGAAAGTATAGATGAAATTTACTTAAACGATGTAACTATTAATAGTTTTAACTGCGATTTTGCTAAAACTACTGGAAAACTTAATCAAAAAGGTATTAATGGATTTGATGATTTAGCAGGGGGCAGTAAACCAAGTTCAGGCGGAATTGAAGTTAAAAAAGGAGGTATGCCAAAGGGAAGTACTAATACTACTGGTGATTTTCCTGCTGTCCCAGCAAGATTTTATAATTTAGCTTATGAAACCACGTTTGTACGAGTATTAATACAAATGGATTCCTTATTTTTACATAAGAAAGATGGAAGTAGTAAAGAAACTGAGATGGATTTTACGATATGGGTTTGGTATAGCAGTACTATTATCGGTGAAACGGTTAATATTAATGAATATAATGGAGCAACTTCTACAAATATTAAGAAGAAAGGTCTGAGTATGAGTAAATATTCTACCGCAATTGAAATAGATAGACCAATACTTCTTACTAATACTAATGGTTTCTGGCATGTAATGGTTGTGCGTAATTCTCCAGACGCTTTAACTGATGCTGTTAATGTCGGTGAAATTGAATACTACTCTTCAGTATCTAAAGTAGTTCTTACAGAATATGTAAACGCAGATAATACTACTTATGCGGGTACTGCATTATTAGCAGTTAGAATAGAAGATGCAAGTATGGTAGGTAATAATTTTCCTACTGTATCTGCCAAAGGTAAAGGACTTAAATTAAAAGTACCGATTTCTACTTATTACAATAGTATTGATAGAAAGTATTTAAAGCCGATGTGGAATGGTAAGTTTGAACCTACTAAAAAGTACACTAATAACCTAAGTTGGGTAGTTTATAATTTAATAAGTGACGCTCTTACTGTTGAAATACCTAATGAAGTTGTTAATAATGTTGCTACTTATACTAGCGTTGTGCTTGGTTGCGGTATTCCTGAAGAATTTATTGCAAAATATTCTTTTGATAAGTTTGCTAAGTATTGTGACGATATTTTACATGTAGATTATGGTCTTATTCAAGCAAGTAAGATAGAAAATTTCACTAAAACTTATAACAATGGTACTGTTCAAATACTTAGTAACTATTTAGGGTCACTTGAAAAAGGCGATTTTATAGTAGTTACTGGAGTTAATGGTAATTACAATACTACAGATAATGTTTATGGGACTACTGTTTCTGATATAGTCACTGAAGGTAATAAACATGGGATTAGATATACTCAAGGTAGTGGAAATGCTGATGAAGTGATTGACGTAACAAATGCAGTAGTAAGATATTACAAAAAGTCAAATATTCTTAGACGTTATAGTGTAAATGGACAATTCTTAGAGAGAAAAGAGGCTGAAACTTTTATAAACGACATATTGTCTATTGGAAATTGCTTCTTAGCAGAGGTAGATGGGTTAGTTTCTATACAATACGATTGCCCACTTACTCCTACAGAAATAAATGACACTTTAATATTCACTAATCAGAATGTATTGGATGGACTATTTGAATATAGTGACTCTTCCCTTAATGAAACTTATACACAAGTTAATGTAACTATTCAGGATATTACCAACAATAACTCCACTAAAACAATAGTAGTAAGTGCTAGTGATTTAATAGATTGGTGTAATGCACAAACACCAATGGTTAAACCATACTACTATTACAATAATGTTACACCGCAACCCTCTTTACCTGTCAATTATTTTGTTAATCAATTCGAATTTAACGTATTTGATGCGATTATGGAAGGTACTACTGATAGTAGAGTTGCTTTTAGAAAAGGTAGAAGTATTTTATGGGATTCTTTAATGAATTCTCAAATAGTTAGTTTTAAAACCCTTATACAAGGCAGTAGTTTGTATAAAGGACAAGTAATACGAGTAGTTGACGATACAATTATCAATACTGAAGCTAAATTAACTGGAAGAGTTAAATCGCACAGCATTAGTGGTGGTAATTTGACTATTGTTTTCGATAGAATTATTACTTTAGATGCTGGAGTAGCTTATTCATTAACGTATATGGGAAGTAATAGTGTACCAACAATTACTGTTGCCAATAATTTTGAACTTGTTAGTAATGTTACTGTTAATAGAGCGGCTGGAAGTTATGTAGCTACTTTTACTAAAGAAAATCATGGACTTCTTAACTCTGATTTTATAGCAATTACACCTGACAATGCCACAACTTACCCTGATTTTGCTATTGAATATGTCAAAGTAACTGTAATTGACCAAAATAACGTATCATTTCTTACTGCAAGTTCTAGTGCAAATGCTAAAACAGTAACATGTTCTATTGATAAGTTACTTGTTATTCAAAGTGTTTCTCCAGAAACTGTAACAATTCCTTCAAACTCTTCAGTAAGAAACATAAGTAGTTACACTTTTACAAGTACAAACACACCAATAAGTGATAGTAATTTTGCTTTCATAAATAACGAACCTAAGTTATTTAAAGTACTTAGTACTGTTAAAGAAGATGACTACTACGTTACAAGTTGTATTAGGTACGACCTTAATAAATTTATATATATAGATTCTGAGGCTGGAATTGATAATGTTACTTCACCTAATGCTCAGGAAAGTAGATATTCTGTTGATACTACTGTCCGTTTGCCTGATATTGATAAAGTACTTTTAAAAACTAAATGGAAAACTAATACTTTTACTACTTATAACGCGGATAAAACTACAAGTCCTAGTCATACTGTAAATTTAACTGTAGTGTTATCTTGGAACTATAATCCAGTGTATACTAGATACGGTAATCGTATTGATTATTTTGGCGATTACATATTGTCACTAAATGAAGAAGATAATTCTTTTAACTCTCAATATGCTGTACATTTTGAAGTGCAATACTCTATTAACAATGGAGTAACTAATACTATAGTAGTAAGCGTTACTACGGCTACTATAGATTTAGTATTTACTACGACTGATGATGAAATTAATACACCAATTCCTTTTACTTATAGTATAGTACCTAAAAGTGGTCTTCCAAATGTTGTTATAATTTATCCTACTAAACTTAGTCAGGAATATACTATAAATCCAGATAAACAGACCATATCACTAATAGCTGGTTAAGGAAATTATAATGTCAGCACTTCATAGTAAAGCTACTACTATACATAGATTACATTCTTGGGAATTTGACACTATTACAGATAGAAACGCTCTTCTAGTTAAGGTAGAAGACGTTAGTAAAAGTATTGAGTTTAAAAGATACGTTACTGAGGATTTAGAAGGTGGAATTATTAAAGAAAGAGTATCTTATAAAGCTACTTTAACTTTAAGTAATACTGTTTTAGCTGATAATGTGTCTGTTGTTATTAGTGTAAGCGATTATGAGACATACAACGGCAATCGTATCTTAGATAAAGTCAATAATACTACTTATATTTTAACTGCAATCACACCACCTGATTTAGTACCAACCGCAATTACACAACTTACTTCAGCACCTAATAAAATAACAACTTTCACCTTAAAATACGTAATACCGCTGACAATTGCTGACATTGGTAAAAGATGTTATCAAAAAGATACTAAAACTTTCTATGATTTAGTTAGTTTTACAAATAATGTAGCAAAATGGAGTAGTAATAATACTTTTACACAAGAAATTGTAGAAGATTGGGATACTGTATTAGAGGCTGGAGTTTATTATTGTCCTGCTAATTTACTTAATCCACTTGCCACACACAATCCTACTACTACTTATGATTACGTCGGTTTTGTACAAAAACTTAGTACAAATGGAGTAAATAAAGTAATTCAAACAGTTCAAACAATTGTTACTGAAACTAATATAAGTTCTATTAGAGAGTATAAGAGATTTTCTTACTACGATTTATTATTACAAACAGTTGTCTTTTCTAGTTGGCAGCAACTTAATGAAACGATTGAACATACTTTTAGTAATACTAATGAAGTGACTATTACACATAACTTAGGTAAATACCCGTTAGTAAATATTCTTAAAAAAGAAACAGTAAATAATGTTACTACTTATGAAATAATATTAGCTAACACTGTACATATAAGCGTTAATCAGGTTAAGATAAATTTTTCTACCGAGTTGACAGGGAAAATACTTTTAAATTGAGGAAAAAATTATGAAACTATACAGTGACTTGAATGTTGTTAGTAATGATTTACTAGCTATTAAAACCCTGCAACTTACACCTATTAGTGGGACTGATTACGATTCATCTTTAGATACTACAGAAATTACCCCGCTAGGTACTATATATTTAGATAGTAACATTGTTAGTGACACTACTTCCGATAACGCAAGCAACATACCAGCTAATTTAGCTAAAATAGGACTTAAATTAAAATATAGGCAGTATTCTGATAGTAATGTTAATACAACTAATGACGGTGAATTTAATTGGTTACATATTTTAGGTGGTTACCTAGCTAAAGAAAGTACTGGCGATTTGCTAAGATATAATTTAGCAGGTGGTAGATTACTTAATGCTAATACTACTCCTAGATTTGCTAGTGAATTAGTATGTAAAAGTTATGTCGATGGTTTAATTGGAGGTAAATTTACTTTTGCTATTGCAGGAGATGGTACAAAAACAGAGTTTGAGACTCCTACTGCTCCTGCTGCTGGTGCTATTATGGGACATATAAGTACTGTAACCTTATATGAAAGGTCTGGCGTACCTTTAAATGGGACTTATTCATTCACAGTAGTTTTAGCTGATATAACTATCGAAACTTCGACTAATGGAACTGTAGTAGCAAACATCGTAAAAGTAAAATTTACCGTAGCACCTGCCATTAACACACATTACGAACTTAGAGGAGCATAATATATGAAAATTTTAGGTACATTGACGGTAGATACTGCTGATGCGTTAGACAAAGTAACTGATTTTAATGCTGATTTATTAGATGGTAAGAGTAGTAGTTTATTTCTTAGTAGAAATAGTGGAACAACTGGCACAGATGTTAGGTTTGCTCAGCGAAATAATGATACTACTATTACTAATGCTGATTTACAATTGCAATTAGCTAATGGGAATGATTTTGCGCTTTTTACTGCTCTAAGTACAGCTACTACGTATGCAACCACTACTAATAGTTTAACAGTAAAAAGTACAGGACTAATTGGTATTGGTAGAGCAAATCCTTTGGCAAAATTACATTTACATTTGACTACTGCTGAACAAGGAGATGCGTTATCTCCATTTGTAATTTCAAATAGTACTGATACTGCATTATTTCAAGTTGACCATAACGGTAAAGTAAGCATAGGTAAGTCCACTATATCAGAAAGTCCTACTAATTTATTATGTTTATATCTGGCTAATGAAGCTTCTAGTGGAGGTATTACGGTAAAAAATACATATACTCCGTCTAGTGGCACTTTGACAATGGATGTCGTTACTTTAAATATGAACGGAAGTAGTGACGGTAATAATGCCTCGCTATACACCAATAAAAAATTATATATAAAAAGTGACAACGGTACAATATTTAGGAATGGTACTGGTGCAATATTTAATATAGACTCTTCTGGTCTAGTCGGTATTAATGGTTTAGCTGATACTGGTAGTCAATTAGTTGTAGGGGGAACAACTACTACTACTGGAGTTACTAGAATTGGGATTAAGTCTGCTTTAACTTATACTTCTACTACAGGTGATGCGATTACCTCTGTAAGAGCAATACAATCTGCTGTAACTATTAGCGTAACTGGTACTTCTGTTACTGCCGTTTATGGTTTGTATATAGAAGCCGCTAATGTAACGTCGGGTACTGTTACTAATAAGTACGGTATCTACCAAGCAGGTGTAAATGATACTAACTATTTTAACGGGGCTACTACAATTAATAGTAGTTTGACTGTTGCTGCGGGTGCGAAGTTGGCTACTGCTTCAGGTAATGTACTTATAGGCACAACAACAGACGATGGCGTAAGTAAGTTGCAGGTGAATGGCAGTGTAACCGCAGCTAATTATTTATTGAATGTTACAGCGGGTACTTACGGAAAAGTCAACGACACTTCTATTGAAATGAGAACATCTGGTGATGCTGCCACAGCAATGTCTTTCAGGGTTGGCAGCTCCGATATACGTATGAGTATAATATCAGGAGGTAAAGTAGGTATTGGGCTAGTTCCAAACGTTTGGAGTGCTAAATTTAATGTACTAGAAAGTACAGCATCAACAGCCGCTATAACAACCATACAACAATTAATAGTTAATTCAACAGGTACTGTTGAAGCTGGATTTGGAGTACATAGTCAATTTGTATTAGAGGATGTTGGGGGAAATAATATAGGTACAGGAGGTATTAGAAACTATTGGGTTAATCCAGATGTAGCAGTACGCTCAGCGAATGTAGATATACAAGCATCTTTAGGTAATGCACCAGTTACCGTAGCTACGTTTACTAGCGGTGGCAATGTCCTCATAGGCACAACAACAGCACATTATGCAACTTCTGGCAGAACTGTTCTTAATATTAACGGAGCTACTTCTTCAATTATTGGATTACAAAACGGTGACGATACTGCTGGTTATTTGTATGCAGCTTTTGATGTCTTTTCAATTTCAACAGAAGATTCAAGAAGTCTGAGTTTGCTAGTAACTGGTGCTGCTCCATTGACTTTTGGTACAAGCAACACGGAACGGATGCGTATCGACTCCAGCGGCAACGTGGGAATTGGTACTACCACACCGACAGCTCTATTAACTGTATATCAATCTGGAGATTATACCCCAACGACTGTGAGATATATTGATTTCACTGGTTCGTTTGGTGGCACTACCCCTAGTACGGTAAGCAATGCTGGGGCAAGGACGGCTATTAGATTAGGTAATACAGTTGCTGGTAAACATGCGTTAGTATGTTCTGTATCGGAAGATTCTTTAGGCTTTTCTCGAACAACGGGATTGTCTTTTTGGACGTGTGAGCAAGATGCTGCTGCAACGGAAAGGGTCAGAATTAGTGGCAATGGCAATGTCGGTATCGGCACTACTACCACACCGACAGAAAAACTAGATGTAGTAGGTAATGCAAAAGTAAGTGGCACATTGTCTGTTGGCGGAGCGATTACTGCGGCTAATATTAGCCATAGTTATCTCTGGGTGTTTACAGCGGCTGCCAATGTCCTATCGTATGCTACAGACGCTACATTAACATCTACTAATTACATACAGCCCCGTAGCGGCGATGGTGTCGGGACTTCATTAACTACTGCTCCAAATGTTTATAATAAGAATGTATGTGTATATAGAAGTAATAACGTTTACACTGCTGGTATATCTTATTATGAACAAGTATTTCCAGATGTCGAAATCTCTACAGGAGGGGTATGTACTATAAAGTTTTTAGCCTCACAAACTAATTATGTTTTTCGTGTAATCTTCGCATAAACAATACAAAATTATGAAAATATTAGGTACAACTTTAACTTATAACGGTGTTGATGCTACGACAATAGGGTCTACTGCAACTTCACTAGCAATTAGAGATGAAAATGCTCACTTAATAGCTATTAGGTTAAGGGCTGATGGTATAGGTGGTAGAAGTAGTAACACTATTACTTCTTATGCTAATATAAGTGGAACTGGTTTTACTATCTCTGGCTTTTCCAGTGTATCTTCCGATATGCGATTAAAGTACGTGACAGGTAACTTAACAAATGCTACTGCTAAGTTATGTTTATTAACTCCATTTAAATACAAACATTCTAAGTTAGCCTTAGAAATGTACAACAACAAAGAACTTACTAACGACAATGACAGGTACGGTCTCTCAGCACAGGAATTACAGGTAGTTTTCCCCGAGGTCGTCTCAGACAAGTTTATTAAAGACGCTCATGGTAATAAATACCTTAGTGTAGCTTATTCTGAACTTATTCCTGTACTTATTCAGAGTATTAAAGAACTTAATGAAAGAATAACTTCATTAGAAGGTGTAAATAGCAGTAAATAGTAGTAAAATACGTAAGAAAACTTAACTAAACAACTAACAGGACAAAAACAATGGCAAATTACAGAGAAAAAGTAGTTACAGGTTCAATGACTAAATATACAAGATGCGTTAGTGGGTCATTTCATAATGCAACTGACAAACAATATTCTTCTATTACTTTTAATGAAGAAGAGAAAGTTACTTTACCTGATGGTACTGTAATTAATGGACAACAAAACACAAGTGTCAATGCTAACTTTGCAACACCAAAAGCTACTTTTGATTTATTAGATAGTAATGATAAAGTAATCGGTACTGCTAGTTATAGTGATGTTTACACTATGTTGTACTCTTTGTACCGTTTTGAAGCTAAAAAACGTGATGATTTGTTAATTGAATCACAAAAAATGCAAGAAAAACAATTGTTAGAACAAGCAGATGTTCTTAGAAAACAATTAGACGCTATTAATGCGACTACTGCACCTGTTGTTGAACCAGTTATTGCAGGTTAATTAATTTGTGGGGCTAATAACCCCACATTTTTTATTCAGTTATGTTTATTTGTAAGCCGTTCTTTGTAAGAAAACTATCAATTGTTTGTTTACAGAGTTCAATAGTGTCTTCGGCTATCCAATTTCTGCCGTTGTCTACTATTTGGTAATGTGTTATAGAAGCTTCCGATGGACGTACTGGTACAACGCACCCTTCTTTATTCAATTTCCAGTCAGCACAAACACTTCTTACTGGTACTATTTCAAAACCTTTGTATTCCATCGTAATTGCTCCTTAACTATAAGTAATACTTCGAATATAGCAATACTTCAAATATAGCAATACCAATAAGTATAGCTATTACTGCGGCTAATGCAATTATTGTATTGTCCTTATTACCAATTTCTTTAAGAAGTGAATCTATTGCAGCAGTTTTATCGTTAATTTCCTTAAACAAACTTGCTTGCTTACGACTAGCATCGGAAAGTCTATCAAGTAATTTATTATTTTGCTCCAGTAATTCTGCTTTTGTTGTTCGTTTTACTGTTGTATTTACTTTTACTGTGTCATTCATTTTGATAACTCCTCTAAGTCAGCCAATAATATATTGAATCCGCGTTTTGTAAGTCGTTTACTCTACCTTTCCAACTGAATAATCTTTTCTTATCGTTTTTATAGTATGTTCTGTAACTTGTTATTGAATCACCTTTAGTTATGTATTCTTCAGGCATTGCAGGTGTTGGTTCAGTAAATTCCCTTACAGGTATTTTGTTGGGTAGATACTTTAACTCAATTGATAACCTTTCTGAAGCATGTTGCCTGCCATAACGATAAGTATACTCTTTGCATACACTACAGAATAACTGATACAACCAAAGGTAATTTTGTGAACTTTGCCTTACCCAAACTGCCGAAGGATGATTAATATGAGTAGCAGTATATAGCAAAGATTCACGACTATCAGCAAGAGTATAGATAGTCTGCTTCCTTCCATTTTTACTGATGCTAGTGCATTGAATACCATCAATAACACGGTGAGCGGTAGAAAGTAATTGTGCATATTCCAGTACCATTTTAACTACATGTTTGTCAACGTGTAATTTAGCACATTCAGTAGTATTGTGCGAAAGATAAAATATATTCATTTTTATTCCTAAGTTAATTGTTTAAATTATTTTGTTAGTTTTTTAGATTGTCCAATCCAATGTAATAATCCATCAAACCACCATTCTGTACATCATCACTCCTACCCTCACTCACATACCCTGCTGCACAATCAACTTCAGGTGCATGGCAAGGCATCAAGTCATCTAACTTACAGGCACATTCTCCATCATCTGAGAAAAGTCCGTCAAACCCTTTCTTCGTTAATGTCATTACTGTTAAATCTTTCAGTGTAAGTTTATTTTGCATATTT